CCCTCATGCCATGCTTCTAGTTGCTCTTGAGTTGCTATGTTATTTGAAATATCATCCTGATTAGGAACATATAGCAACAAATGGTCAAGATTGAGCAGTCCTTTTCCTTTTATTTTTGGCAATGAAAGTTTCCCTGAGATCTTCTTGAGTCTAGGTACTGAAAAAGTTCCAGTTGTGCCTGCATTAATATCTCTATCTGGGATGATCTGTTTATTGGATGCTTCAGGCTCTTGTTCTCTTTGTTTTGGATCTTTGTCTCTTGTCTTTTGTTGCTCGCCAGCATTTAACTGCTCTTTACCTGACTGAAAGACGAACTTCATTTGATCATCATCGTAGTCATCATTTTGTTCTTGGTGGATTTTGTTGTACACTTCAAGCTCACAACTAGTTGCTGGTTTTCCAGTATATAAGCTCTTTAGTGCCACTTCCGAAATGTATGGTGCTTTCCCTTCCGCGCTTAGCTGTTTATATGGTGCCTGATCGAGTACCCAGATGTAAAACCTGCGTATATGATTCAGTAACTCATCATAACCCCATGCTTCTATCATAGATGCACAAATTGCTTCCAGTCTATGCTCTGGCGCGGCTGCTCTGTCCCACTCAAGAATTGACACGATTCTCTCTGGCTCTAGCTTAGGAATCCACAAACCATCTCTTTCAAGCCCACAATGTGACATAAACCAAAGATCATTTTTGTTTCTTGTTCTACTTGAGAAATCATAGTTCAAACCAAGTTCTTTGAAAAGTGTGGCGAGCTGATCAAGATACCACTCATGACTTGGATGAACTGCTATCAACAAGTCATCACCATTGGCGTAAAACACCACAGACTCACTTAAATCACCTTCTATACCAAGTTTCTCCGCTGCATAATACATGGCCATAATCACCATCAGTGTATTGTCCACAACTGTTGAAGGCTGTCCGCTGTTGTTTCCCTTGAATTTCTTAATTATTGTACCATCAGGTGTCAAGATTGGTGTGTATATAATCTCAGTGTAGAGATTCTTTAGCATTTCTTCACCAATATCCCACTCCTCCATGAAATTCAGCCGGAGCTTCAACACAGAATTAATCAAGTATGGTGTCAATGAACTGTCAAATTGCGAGCCATCCGCATCACAATATACCCAGCCATCTGGTAACTTAGTTAGCAGAGAGTTCCATCCACCATAGAATTTAGTTATACCTACCGTGGAAGGTATTTCAAGATGAAGACTATAGAACTTATTGTTGAAATCATCTACACAAACTTTACCAGCCAGAAGTGTGTCTATTGGTGCTGCCGTGAAAGATCTCGTCTTGTTTGCTAGAACTTTTTCTTGTGGTCTAAGTTCAGCTTTCAATGATCCATTC